GCGGCTCGCTCAGGCGTGGAAAGAGCGGAAGCAAGGCCTGCGCAATGCCGGCGATACGGCTGTGCTCGAGGCGGGCCTCAAATGGCAACCGCTCGGCATGACGGCCAAGGATGCTGAGATGATCGCGGCCCGGCAATTGTCCGTGCAGGAGATCGCTCGGCTCTATCGCATGCCGATGCACAAGCTCGGCGTCGTCGATCGCGGCGCCGGCGCATCGCTGGATCAGCTGGACCAGGATTACATGAACAACGTCGTTTCTAGCGATCTGATGCGCTGGGAAACGAAGCTTGATCACGCGTTCGGGCTGTCCGAGGAAGGGGTCTTCGTTGAGTTCGATGTGTCGGGCTTCCTGCGCGCGGCGCTGCAGCTGCGGTACCAGGCATATCGCACGGGCATCGTCGGCATGTTCCTGACCCCGAACGAAGCGCGCCGTGCGGAAGGTCTACCGGACCATCCGGAAGGCGACACGCTCTACCAGCCGACAAATGTCGCACCGATCGGCTTCGAGCCGAAAGGGAATGAAACCGGGCCTGGCAGCGATGTGACCGGCCACGAAGCACCCGGCGGTCGCGGCGATCCAGCCGCCGTCGAAGACGATAGCGCGCCCGAGGACTGAGCGAGGATCTAAAGCATGGCAAAAGCATTTCCAGGCTCCGGCCCTGAGGTTTGGTCGCTTTATGAGCGGGCCGGCAAATGGCTGCTCGCGACGATCTGCGAACGCAAGGCCTCGCGCGAGTGGTGCGACCGCAAGGGCATCGCGATCACCAAGGCGCAATCTGAGGGCATGGGCAGCAGTGGCGGCTTCCTCGTGCCGACCGAACTGGAGAACGCCATCCTCGATCTGCGCGATACCTTCGGAGCATTTAGGCGCCGCGCCTGCGTGTGGCCAATGGGTTCGGACAGTTCATTGTTTCCGCGCCGCACGGGGACCGCGGCGGCCTATTTCATCGCTGAAGGGGCAGCGGCCTCGTCAACGTCGACGAATATGGACGGCGTTGCCCTCACCGCGAAGAAGCTCGGTGCCATGGTCACTCTTTCGAGCGAACTCAATGAGGATGCGATCGTCGACATGGTCGACTATGTGGCGACGGAAGTCGCGTGGGCACTGGCTGCAAAAGAGGACGATTGCGCATTCAACGGCGACGGCACGAGCACCTATGGCGGAATGACCGGCCTGGGTAAGCTCGTGCTCGATGGCAATCATGCCAAGGCGAAAGTCACGGCCGCTGGCGGCCATAACACCTATGGCCTTCTCGACAGTTCTGACCTCGGCAATATGATAGCCGGGATCAAGGCATCGGCCATGCCCCGCGCTGCGTGGTATGTCAGTTCGGTCGGCTTCGCCCTCACCTTTGCGCGCATCGCTGCGGCAACCGGCGGATTGCTTACCCCAGGCATGGTCGATGGCATCCCGACCCAATTCTATAATGGGTTTCCGGTCATCCTCACGCAGAAACTTCCACAGGTCGCGACGACGCTTTCGGGGCAGATGATGATGGCGTTTGGCGACATGTACGGCGCGGCCGTCATGGGTCAGCGCCGTGGCCTCACCATCGCGCGCAGCGATCATCGCTATCTGGAAAATGACCAGATGGCGGTGCTTGTGACTGAGCGCTTCGATGCCGTGATCCATGATGCTGGCGACAATAATAATCTCGGCAGCATTGCCGCGCTGGTCGCGCCGTAAGGAGCCCTTTCATGCCAATGAAGCTTTTGAGCGCCGACGATTTTCGTGATGCGGCCAAAGATGGCGGCCATCCCGATGGAACCGTCTTTCGTTTCGCGACAGTTGAACCGGAAACCGTTGACGGTGCCGAGCGCACCAAGCGCTTCATCTTCAGCGATGCGACGGTTGATCATGCTGGCGACAGCATCGATCCAAAGGGCTGGGACCTCAGTGTCTTCAGGCGCAACCCAGTCGCGCTTTTCAGCCACATGTCGTGGGAACCGCCGATCGGCCGCGCTTCGAACGTCAAGGTCGAGAGTGGTAAACTCGTGGGCGATATCGAGTTTGCGAGCGCGGACATCTACCCCTTCGCAGACACGATCTATAATCTCGTCGCAGCTGGCTATCTGAAGGCTGTGAGCGTCGGGTTCAAGCCGAAAGAATGGACGTTCACCAACGATAAGGATCGGCCCTACGGAATCGACTTTAAGAAGCAGACGCTTCTCGAAATCAGTGTCTGTGCCGTGCCTTGTAACCCTAACGCGCTCGGCGAGGCTCGCAGCGCCGGGATCGACACTGCGCCGCTGATGGAATGGGCCGAGAAGGTGCTCGACAGTGGGGATACGGTGTTTCTGCCGCGTAAGGAGCTGGAAGGCCTGCGCGCTCAGGCTTCCGAGCACCCCGCACCGCGCTACTACGTCCATAGCAGCAAAACGCTCCACCCGGATGCGGCGAAGCATATCCGCGAGGCGGTCCAGCGCTGGCAGGACGATCCAAACGAGGTGTTGGTCCTCGAAAGCGGCTTCGAACTGCGCACCATCGGCGGCGCTGCCCATCAGCAGGAAAGCGAAGTCGAGGCACTGGATGATGCAGTCGTGGGTCCCCTTCTGCTGAAGATCGACGCCGCCGACTTGCGCGCCGAAATCGCCGAAGTGATCAAGGCCGGCCGCCGCGTCTCGGCCGCCACCAAGGCGAAATTGCAAGAGGCGATGGACCATCATGAAGCCACCGCCAAGTGCATCAAGGATTTGATGGACGGCGATGGTACCGATGATGAGCAGGATCCGAATGATCCCACGGAGCAGCCGATCGGCACGGTCGTGACAGAATCTGACGATAACCTCTCGCCCGAGGAGCTGCGCCTGAAGGAAGTTCGCGCGCTCCGCGAAACGCTTCCAACCAACGACTGATTTTACGACTTCGCCGCTTGGCGAATGCCCACCCCGGCCTTGGGCAAGCCGCTTAGCGCACGCCGCGATGGCGTCCGCATTCCCGCAGATGGAGCCCTATTATGGCTAAAAAGCATGAGCTGCGCCAAGCGCTGAGCAAGGCCGCAGATGAATTGGAAGCGATGGCTGGCAAGTCCGAAGCCGAAGGTTTCAAGCAGGACGTTTATGACGCCCTGAAGGAGAAGATCGCCGATCTGCAGACGCAGCTGAAGCGCGTAGAAGAAGCCGAGCAGGTGGCGGCGAGCCTCGCGACGCCAGTCCCCGGCCAGGATCGCATGACGCCGTCGGCGCCGGCCAGCGCGCACAAGCTCTTCGGCTCGCTGAAGCACTTCAAGGATCGCGAGATCGCGGGCCAGACCGTCCGCGCGGTCGACCAGGCCTATGCCGCCGGCATGTGGTTCAAGGCGACGATCTTCGGCAACGCCGAGGCGATCGAATGGTGCAAATCGCGCGGCGTTCCCGTCACCAAGGCGCAGGGCGAAGGCGTCGACAGCGCTGGCGGCTTCCTCGTGCCGGAAGAGCTGCTCTCCAACATCATCGTGCTTCGCGAGCAGTTCGGCGTCTTCCGTCAGGAATGCCAGGTCATTCCGATGGGAAGCGACACGCTGAACTGGCCGCGCCGCGTAGGCGGTCTCACCGCTTACTTTACCGGCGAGAACACCGCGGTCGCGGAATCTCAGGCCTCCTGGGATAACGTCAACCTGACCGCGAAGAAGCTCGGCGCGCTGACCCGCATGTCGAACGAAATCGCCGAGGACGCCGTGGTCTCGATCGCGGACTGGCTCGTTGGCGAAATCGCTTATGCCTTCGCGCTGAAAGAGGACGATGCCGGCTTCAACGGAGATGGCACCTCGAACTTCGGTGGCATCCGCGGCGTGACGCAGATCTTCGTCGATGGTTCGCACTCCGCTGGGCAGTATACGACTTCGAGTGCAACGCTCACGTCGCTCACCGTCGCGGACTTTACCGGCGTGATGGGCAAGCTGCCGCAATATGCTCTGCCAGGCGCCAAGTGGTACATGAGCCAGCAGATGTTCTACAGTGCAGCCGGCACCGTTCTGGCGAAGGCGGGTGGCAATACGATCGCCACGCTCGCGACTGATCCGATGAACCCGCGTCTGCTCGGCTTCCCGGTGAAGATCGCGCAAAAACTCCCGATCGCCGCGCCGGGTTCTGGCAAGGTGCAGTTCCTCTTCGGCGACCTTTCCAAGTCATCGGCCTTGGGCGAACGCCGTGGTGTGACGATCCGCCGGTCGGATCATCGCTACTTCGAGAACGACCAGATCGGCCTTCTCGGCACGGAGCGGTTTGACATCAACAACCACGATCTCGGCGACACCACGAACGCCGGCCCGCTGGTTGCGGCTGTCTCGCCGTAATCGCCACCGATCAAAACCCCCGCAATTTCAGATCCACAGGAGAAGCACAATGACTCCTCAATTGAAGACCATCGTCGCGGTGAACGCCGTCTCGAAGACCAACGGCGCCACCGCATCTGGCATCATCGACACGCTTGGTTTCGACTGGGCGACGATCGATATCATCGCCACCACGGCCGACGTCGTGTCGAACAAGCCGACCGTCTGCAAACTGCAGGAGGCGGACGATACGAACGCCACCAGCTTCGCCGACATCACCGCGTTCGCGACCCCGACGATCCCGAATGCGAACACGGCGGCTACTGCGGTGCTGCAGAACAACTATAAGTTCAACGTCGATTGCCGCGCCCGCAAGCGGTATCTGCAGCCGGTCTACAGCCCCCAGACCACGCAGACCGTCACCATCGTCGCCAACCTCGGACGTGGCGAGCAGGCTCCGGTCTCGGCGGCGAAAGCCAACGCCATGACCTTGGTGGAGGGTTAAGACGATGGCCGCCAAGAATGACATCGCCAGCCTCCAGAAGGCGCGGGATGAGGCCTACGAGGCCTATGCGCAGGCCGCTGCCAAGCTCGACGAGGCGGAAGCCGCTGCTGCGGTCGAAACCGCTCCGGCTGAAGAAGAGGCAGCTGCGCCCGCACCGGAAACCGGCTCCGAATAACAAGCTCCGGGCCGACACCCGGAAAGTAAGTCAGCGCGCTGATAGGCGGGGGCCGAGTGTCGGCTCGGTCTCCGCCAACCCCCTTCAAACTCGAGCTCATGAGGCTTAGCCGCGCGCCTCTGAGGATGATCAAGCGCGGCCGATTTCGGAGATAGAACCCGATGGAAGACGACATGAAAGCAAAGGTCGAGGCGCTGATCACCAGGGCGTCCGAAGCAAGTGATTCGAGCGATGCAATGCGCCTGTCGCAGGCTGCTTGTAATGCCGCGAACGCGTTGTGCTCACTGCGCCACGCTACGCGGATAAACGAAAACAAAGATTGATGATGTGCACGGCGGTCTTTGTTGGCCGCCGTGCGCTCTGCACTCCCTCCCGACAGAGGAACTACCGACATGACTGACGAAGAACACGCGGGGCGCATCCGCGCGGCGGAAAAGGCCCTTGCCGAGGCAATCGTCTCGACCTGCAATACGCTAAAAGCCCGGAAAGATGACCTATCGGCGGCGATCGATGCAGCTCGCAGCGCAGGCCTAAATGTGCGCGCGCATTTTAATCCTATCTGTCCGTGGATCCCCGAGATGGAGCAAGAGATCCAGCCGATCGCCGTTCAACGGGTGATTTCGTTATGACCCGCGCCTTCGTGACCGGCATTACCGGGCAGGACGGCAGCTATTTAGCCGAACTGCTTTTGACGAAAGGCTACGAGGTCCACGGCATGGTACGCCGGGTGTCGCAGCCCACGTTCGGGAACCTTGCCGCGATCCGCGACCAGATTGTTCTGCACACCGGCGACATGACGGACGGTCCTAGCCTATTCCGCATCCTGCAGGATCTGGGCCCCGACGAAATCTATAATCTCGCGGCCATGTCTCAGGTGCGAGATTCCTATGATCACCCCGAGGTGACGCAGGATATTAATGCGGGCGGCCTGCTGCGGATCCTGGAAAGCTGTCGCACGCTCAAGCTCGACGCGAGGATCTATCAGGCCTGCTCAAGCGAGATGTTCGGCCGGGTTCGCGAAACGCCGCAGACCGAGGCGACGCCCTTCTATCCGCGTTCGCCTTACGGCGCCTCGAAGGTTTCCGCCTTCCACATGGCCAAGGTCTGGCGCGAGGCGTATGGCGCGCGCGTCTCCTGTGGCATCCTGTTCAACCATGAAAGCCCGCGCCGCGGTGAAGCGTTCCTCAGCCGCAAGGTGTGCAAGGCCGTCGCTGAAATAGCGACCGGACAGCGCGACCGTCTGGTCCTCGGCAATCTCTCGGCGAAGCGCGATTGGGGCTATGCTCCCGAATATGTCGAATGGATCTGGCGCATCCTGCAACATCCGGAACCGGATGATTTCGTGATCGCCACCGGCGAAACCCATTCGGTGGAGGAGTTCGTCGCCGCTGCGTTCGCGCATGCGGGCATCGTCAACTGGCAGGATTATGTTGATTACGATCGGGACCTGACGCGCCCGGCCGAGGTCGACCTGCTGAAGGGCGATGCAAGCAAGAGCGCCCGGATCCTGGGCTTCGAGCCGAAGGTGAAATTCCCCGATCTCGTGAAGATCATGGTCGACGCCGAGATGGCCAAGCTTTCGACGAAGCACAGCGACGAGCGGCGCGATCTCCAATCCTTTCCGGAAGCAAAGGTCATCACGCTGAAAAAGGACGCCACGATCGGCGGCCATTATCACAAGCTGAAGGACGAGCATTTTATCCTGTCTGAAGGGGCGGGGTATCTGCGCACCGGCGCTGGGTTGGAACAGTGGCAGGAGCCGATGCAGATCGGCAAGATCTACACGGTGAAGGCTGGCACGCCGCATTGGTTTGACCTGACCTCCGGTAGCGTGCTTGTCGGGCTCAACAGCAGGCCCTTCGATCCGTCGGATGATTATCGCATTTCTAGCGATGGATATCGCCGCCACGTCGAGCCGGTCGCGGCCTGATGCGTTGCCTCGATTTGGGCGCCGGCGATATGTCGCCGCCCGGCTTCATCCCGATGGGCAACGCCCACGGCTCGGCTGTGTATCCGCTCGCTGGCGTTGCCGATGGCAGCATAGATTGCGTTCGCGCGTCGCACGTGCTCGAGCATTTCGCGTCGGGCGAGATCGCCGACGTTCTCGCGGAGTGGGTGCGAGTACTTAAACCCGGCGGCGAGCTGCGCATCGCGGTGCCGGATTTCGCGAAGATCGCGGAAGGCTATCTCGCAGGCGCGCGCATGCCGACGGAGGCCTTCATCATGGGCGGACAGTCCGCGCCTGATGATTTCCATAAGTCTCTGTTCGACGAAGCTCATCTGAAGACGGCGCTCGCCAAGGCCGGCTTGATGCTCATCCGCCGATGGGAGTCTGAGCTTCAGGACTGCGCCTCGCTGCCGATCTCGCTAAATCTGGCCGGCACGAAGCCGCACCAGGCCGAGATTGGCGTGTCGGCGGTCATGTCGGTGCCGCGGCTGGGCTTCATGGACAACATGTTTGCTGCGATCGAAGCCCTGCCATCGCTCGGCGTCAAGCTTCGGCGCCACACCGGGGCCTATTGGGGCCAGTGTGTGGAACGCGTGATGGAGGAAGCGCTGCGCGAGGACGCGCCGGATGCGATCCTGACGCTCGATTATGACTCGGTGTTCACCAAACGCGATGTCTCGATGCTCATGCAGCTTATGTGCTGCCATCCCGAGGCTGATGCCATCGCCGCCGTGCAGGCGGGGAGGGGAACGGCGAGCGGCCGGCTGTTCACGATCAGGGGCGACGATGGCGCGAGCCTATCGCAGGTGCCGGCGGAGACATTCGCGGGCGATCTGGCCAAGATCACCACAGCGCATTTCGGACTGACGCTGATCCGCGCGAACAAGCTGGCGGAGCTTGGCAAGCCATGGTTCGCCGATATCCCGGCACCGGACGGTTCATGGAATGAAGGCCGCACGGACGCCGATATCGCGTTCTGGCGGAAGTGGGAAAAGGCAGGAAACAGCCTCTACCTCGCCAATCGCGTGCCGATCGGACACCTCGAAATGACGGTGCTCTGGCCGGCTCCGCTCGGGCCTGAGACCGCACCCATGACGCAGCCTGTCGGCGAGTGGCGGGAGCATGGCCGCCCGTCGGAAGCATGGCGATAGTCCCGACGCTTCGAACATCTGCGAGGGTTGAGCGAAATTATGGGTTTTTCCGCCATCACCACGGTGATCTCTCCTGCTGCGAATTATGACCTGACGGACCTTGCGTCCGCCAAGGTCGAGCTGAGCATCACCTCGACAACGGACGATACTTGGCTAGCGAAGGCGGTCAGCCAGGTGTCACGTGCCATTTCAACTGAGACGCAGCGCGTGCTCATTCCCGAGGTTATCCAAGATCTCTTCCGGATCGATCGGCACCTCGCTCATCGTGGCTCGTCGCGGCAAGCATTGGAAGTGCAGCTTTCGCGCTGGCCGGTCATCAAGATCGTGTCGTTGGTTAAGACGCTATCGACCGGCCTTCCGCAAACGCTGGTCGAAGGTACTGATTTCAGCGTCGATTCCGAGAAAGGAACTTTGACGCGGCTCGATCCGGTAAGCGGCGCCGCCCTATCTTGGGAAGCCGACCCGCTTACGGTCATATACATGGCCGGATACGGCACGCTCGCAGCCGAAACGCATTCGGTGCCTGTATCGCCATATCAGGTCACCGTTTCACAAAGCGCGGCGTTCTCCTGCGACCAGTCCGTCAAATATTCGAGCGGAACGGCGCTCACGCGCGTCAGTGGCTCCCCGGCGGTCGGACAGTACAGCGTTGCGGCCGGCGTCTACACCTTCGCGGCGGCTGACACTGGCCAGTCTCTGACCTTTTCCTATGGTGTGAAGAGCATTCCTGATGATCTGGCGGAGATTTGCCTTCGCCTGGTGACGGCGCGCTACATGAGCAAGGATCGCGATCCGGCGCTCGTACAGCAGGAGACGCCTGGCGTTGGGATGCGGCGCTGGTGGTTCGGCGGCGCACCGGGTCAGACGGGGCCGTTCGCGCCAGATATCTCCGCGGCGCTCGAGCGCTATTGCATGCCGGTTGTCGACTGATGGACAATATTCGCATCAACATCACTGGCGATCGGCAGGCCGGGCTCAAATTCGAGGAGTTTCCCGACGATCTCTACGAGGATCTGCACCGGGAAATCGATGCGCTGACGCACGAGTTGCTCGGATTGGTTCAAGCGGCAACGCCGTCCCATACCGGCAGATTGCGCAGCCAGGAGCGCGCGCGGATCTTCACGGACAAAAACCGTATCACCGGCTACATTGACGTGGCCGGTGAGAAGGGATCGCAGGATTTCGCGAAGGCTGGCGCGATCGAATATGGCGCCCATCGCAAGACGAAAGTTTCAGAGCACTCGATGAAGCTCGATCACGCGTGGGGGCAGATGCTCAACGCGCCGATCACGGTCATTGTGGCAGCTTATGAGCGCACGCCGAACATCGCCGCGCATGCCTTCGAGCGGGGCCCGCTGGCGGTTATGCAGCCGCAGATCCTCGGCCGGCTGAATGATGCGGTTAGCCAGGCTGTCGCGAAGGCCAACGAATGAACGTGGACATCGAAACCGTCATGGAAGCGCTGCTGACGCACGTCACCGGTGCGGTTCCGGACTTCATCACCTCCGGCCGGCGCGTGAAGCATTGGACCGAGGTGTCCGATCAGCCCGCGTTCTTCCTGCGCCGCACCGGCATGATGGACAGTTTCAACGGCTCCATGCCGATCGTCACGATGGACTGCGAGGCTTGGATTTACTGCAATGCGGGCAAGAGCCCGGATGTCGCGCCGGACGAACAGCTGACCCTCCTCGAGACGAAGCTCCGCGATAGTTTGGCGCCAAATGACCAGATGAGATTCACGCTGAACGGTCTCGTTTACTGGTGCCGGATCGAAGGCAAGAGCGACATTTCCCCGGGCGATCAGGGGCCTCAGGCCATCGCCAGAATTCCCATTCGCATCACCCTGCCATTTTGAGGAGAAAATCATGCGCTTCGCTGCTCCAGATCACGTTTCTGGGATCAACCTTTCGATCGGCCCGGTCGTCGTCGTCGACGGCTTCGTCGAGGTGCCCGACGATCTCAGCCAGGGTGACCTCGGCGGCCTGGCGATGAACGGCTTCACGCCGGCTCCGGTTGATGCTCCGGCGCCCGCCAAGGCAGCGAAGGTTGACCAGTCGTCGACAGGCGCATCGCCAAAAACCGAAACGGCGGCGGGGGGCGCCGCGACGGAAGCCTGATCCCGCCCCATTCCCAACGCCCGTCGCGAGACGCGCAGTCCCACAGAAGGAACTTGAACAATGCCCTCAAACGATACCTTTTCGTTCGGCGCTGGCGTGCTCTGGGCGACCCAGTTGACCGATTATACCGGAGCAGCCGTCGCGCTGCCGACGCCGCTGCTGTTGGGCACCCTGCAGGATGTCAGCATCGACATCAGTTACGACAGCAAGCCGCTGCACGGGCAGAACGCGTTCGCGGTCGCCAATGCGCGCGGCAAGGGCAAGGTCTCCGGCAAGGCCAAGTTCGCGCGCCTGGATGGTCTGCTGTTCCAGTCGGTTATCAGCGGCATGCCGATCACTTCAGGTATCGCCAGCGTCGTGTACGACACCACCGGCGCAGCAATTCCGTCGACGCCATTTACCATCACTCCGACGGTCCCAGGCTCGGGCACCTTCGGCCGAGTCCTGGCCGTACGTGACGGCATCGGCAATGAGTACACGCAGGTGGCGAGCGGTCCGACGGCCGGGCAGTATTCGTTGTCGGGGGGCGTTTTCACCTTTGCGGCAGCTGATACTGGAAAGACTGTCTATATCGACTTTGCTTACACCGCGACGTCGACCTCGGCGAAGAAGGCACTGGTTACCAACCAGCCCATGGGTTACGCACCGACCTTCCGTGCCGACTTCCTGAACCCTCGCTCCGGCATGTCGCTGGTTTTGTTCGCCTGCATGGCCAATAAGTTCGCCTATGCGACCAAGATCGATGACTGGGCGATCAATGAACTCGATTTCGAGGCCTTCGCCGATAGCAATCAGCAGGTCTATCAGTTCGGAACGATCGCATAATGGTCACGCTGACCCTTGCGGGGCGGTCTTTCGAGATCGCCCCTTATGACATCGATGACATGCTGGTAGCCGCGCCCCATGTTGACGCGTTGAAGGGGCGAAAGAGGCCTGAAACGATCACCGAATCTCTGGAAGAAATTAAGCAGATTGCCGCAGTCGTGACTGTCGGATTGAAGAAGATTGATCCCGAGATCACCATCACGTCGGTCATAAAGATGGCGTTGCCTGACGGGGTGGAAACGCTCTCTCTGGCGATGCAGGAGATCCTCAACGAGTTCGGCCTCAAACCTGCGGGGGAAGCGAAGGCTCCTGCCAAGCGGCGCAAGGCAGCGGGAGCTTAGAGCAGCAACTTATCGACATCGTTTGCGGCCTAGTCGCCGCAGGCGTCGAGGGAGGATGCTGGGATCGCGTCACGAAATGGAACCTGAAACGGGCCCGGGCAATGTACTCTTACTGGGCGCGCAACGGGCCGCCGCCATATCTCGCGCTGCAGGCCCTCGGCCGCGCGGTTGGCGTTGATTGGAAGCTGGAGACTGAAGAGCCGGAAATTTTGTCAACACGTTCCATGACTGATCCTGCTCAGCCCGTTCCTACCATAGCAGAGGTTGCCGCCGCCGCTCCAAAGCCCGGCGCTGATCTCACGGAAACCAGCGCCGCGATCCTGCGGCAGATGGGAATCAGCTAGCCATATTTGGCGTAGAACGTCGCATCATTGGACGTGAACAGCAGGATCGCGTCGATCAGCGACAGCAGAAACGGAATTAAGGTCCAGCAAAAGACCAGATAAAGGACGCCCGCGCCGGTGCGGCCGAGATAAAACTTATGCATGCCGATTGCACCGAAGAACAGCGCAAGCACTGCCGCCACGGTCCGGTTGCGTGACGTGCTGGCCACCGCTCCAGGTTGAGGCGCTCCACAATCCGGACATTGCTGCGCTGACTGATGCAACGCCTTTCCGCATCCGGGACAATACTTCGTGAGCGCCGGGTCGATATTCGCGGTCGCCATTCTCAGATCCTCGCTTTGGCAACTCCGACATTACCGAGGCGCCGCTCATTCGCAACTATGATGATCGGACTTTCGTGAGCGACTGTCCCGAATTTGGAGGTGATGATGGCCAATAATATTGCGGTCTCTATCACCGCCGATGTGGTCGATCTTCAGGCGAAGCGGGCAATCATGTCCGCGGAACTGAAGGCCGCGACCAAGGACCTAAACGCGTTTGCGAAAGAGGCGGCCAGCACCGGCGGGACCGATCAGCTCCGCGCCGGCATGCTCGCGAGCGCCGAAGCCGCCGAGAAGGCGCGCGCCAAAATCGCGCTCGTCACCCAAGAGATCAAGGAACTAAATCACGTCCCCGAACCGCCGAGGCATGGTTTTGAAGCGCTTACTGCCACTGTTAGTCAGACGGGAATTCACCTCAAAGAAACCGTTGGCCAGTTCGGTGAATTTCGCGCCGCACTTGCTGAGGTCGCGGAAGTCCTCATAGTCGCCTTCGCGGTCGAAAGGATCGCCGAGTGGGCCGAGCACATGGGCGAGGCCGCCGAGAAGACTAAGCACATGGCCGAGACCTTCGGGATGACGGTCCCTGAGGTTCAAGGTCTGTCAGCAGTCGCCAAAGAAACTGGCATGGACGTGGATGCACTCGCCAAAGGCATGGGCATCCTCGATAAAAACACCGTCACTGCAGGCGAAGGCAATGGTAAGATCGCGGCGGCGCTGAAAGCGGTTGGCATCGCGGCCAATGACGGGCGGTCGCAGATGGAGCGGATGCTCGTCATCGCCGACCGGTTCAAGGACATGGACGACGGGCCAAAGAAGGTCGCGCTCGCCATGGAACTCTTCGGCAAATCCGGCAAGGAACTGATCCCGGTCCTAAATATGGGCGCGGAAGGCCTGCAAGAGATGGACCGCGTCACCCAGGAATATGGTGCCGGTGCCCTGTTTGCGAGCGCCGCCAATAAGGAGCTGCGCGACTGGCTCGATCAGGTGAATGCGCGAGGCATGGCGCTCGCTGATGCCACCGACACGACCAAGGTTGCGATGCAAGGCCTCGGAAACGTCATGACCGATGCCTTCGCGCCGATCCTGACCTCGCTCACCGATGGCCTGAATTCCATGATCAAGGCCTTCATCGACAGCTACCGCGAAGGGGGCATTGTCGCCGTGGTCATGGGCACCATCACCACTGCGCTTGAGGCAGTGTGGGAAGTCGTGAAGGCGCTCGGCCAAATCTTCTACGAAGTGTTCAGCGCGATCGTGGAATTGGTCGGCGACGTCGTGGCGGACATCATGGATGCCTTCGGGATCAAGACGCCGCAGGCCATGCATGCTGCCGAAGTCGCCTGGAATGTCTTCAAGGATGCCGTCGTCATCGCGAAGGATATCATCCTCGTTGCTATCGACGCCATCATCGGCATCGTCGAGCAGCTTGTCGGCAATCTGGTCACGTTCGGTAAGGTCGCGTGGGACGCTTTCTCCCTGAACTGGGGAGCGATCGAGGGCGACTGGGCCGCGGGCATGTCACGCGTTGAAAAGCAAATCGAAGCGTCGTCTGCCCGGATCAAAGGCCACGTTGCCGAGATGCATGCAGCGCTCACCGCAGCTGCGCACGGAGAGGCGCTTCCGGGCAAGCCCGCGGAAACGCACGAGCCGAAGGGCGTGAAGGATTTCGACCCCGATCTAGCCGGCGCGGGCAAGAAAGGACCGAAAACCACCATCGCCCAGAAGCTCGAAGAGGAGCTGGAAGCGAAGAAGACCGCTTGGGCGATGGAGCAGGACGCTCAGGGCACCTATCAGCAATATTCGCTGCAGTCCGAGGCTGATTTCTGGCAACAGGCACTCAAGCGGACCGATCTCAGTGCCAAGGACAAGCTGGAGATCGAGCGGAAGTATCTCGCCGCGCGGCAGGCGCTGATCAAGGAAAAGCAGCAGCAGGAGACCGATGACGCCAAGCAGAGCGAGGCTCTCGCGATCGAGGCGGCCAAGACGCAAAATGACCTCGCCCGGCTCGGCATCCAGGCCAAGCTTAATGCGATAGAGGAAGCGCGGCGGCTCGGTACGATTTCGGCCAACGAGGCGGTCCAGCAGCATCGGGACCTGAACGCGCAGCTATATCAGCTCGACGTCGATCTCGAGAACAAGGAACGTGCGATCAAGCTCAAGGGCTTGCAGGACCAACGCGCGATCCTCGGTCAGAACTCTGAATATTATCGCAAGATTGACCAGCAGATCGAGCTGCTCGAAAAGCAGCACCAAGATAAGATCACCGTGCTCAACGCGCAGGGTAATCAGAAGCGGCTTCAGGATGATCGAAAGGTTTACGAGCAGACGCATAAGTTGCAGCTCGATGCCATCCACAGCCTTAGCCAGTCCTGGAGCAGCACGCTGGGGCAGATGCTGACCCTGCAGACATCGTTCGCAAACGGCGTGAAATCGATGTGGCAGGGGCTGGTGGGAGTGATCGGCGACGCGCTCGGCCACATGATCGAGAAGTGGCTCGAAAAGCAGCTCACAGCGCTTATTCTAGGCCGTACGCAGCAGGCGGTGACCGGGGTCGCACAGGTGACCTCAAATGCCGCAGTGGCGGCCTCAGGGGCCTATGCGGCGACCGCTGTGATCCCGATCATCGGGCCAGCGCTGGCACCCGCTGCTGCTGCTACGGCGCTTGCCGGTGCCATGTCGTTCGCGCCGCTCGCATCGGCCGAGGGCGGTGACTGGCAAGTGCGTGGCGGCCTCTATAATTTGCACCCGGATGAAATGGTGCTGCCTGCACATCTCGCCCGGCCGATGCGGTCCATGATCGAAGGCGGCGCGAACGACAATACGTCCTCAACCTCTTTCGGGCGGAGTGCTGCAGCGTCAGGTTCGCGCGGCGGCGATGTCCACAACCATAACTACAATATCAAGGCCCTGGACGGTCACAGCGTCAAACGCGTCCTGATGAACAATCTGGGCCATTTCGCCACAGCATCGAAGGAAGCACGCCGCCAAGGCCACTTCGCGGGGATGCGGCGGGCCTAATGCTGCGAGCGGTAAGGGGATGGGACTGGATTCCTCAGGGGTTGTCCGGCAGCGAAAACGCACGGTTGTTGGCTGCTGACAGGTTTTACAGTTCGGCCAGCAACGGCTACTTTGGGAACTTCAACTCGGTCGGTCGATTTGGCTTTGGTGGTTGCCTCAACTGGGCCCTTGCGCCGGGAAATCTCGATGCCAACCAGATCGTAGGGCTCACGGGCTCAAGCCGCGCGACCAACACAATGGGTTGCGCGGTTTTCGTGGATCAAGCGAATAATGCCTATGATTGGGTAACATTCTTCGATGCTGTAACCGGCGCTCCCCAGTTGAGCTTCTATTTCGCTGAATATGGAGTGATCAAAGTCTATCGGGGATATCCCTACAGCGGGACGCTGCTCGTCGCATCGCAGCCGGGTTCTTTTCAGGAAGACGAATGGTTCTACTTCGAGGCGAAGGCGACTATCGATGCAACGGCTGGCGCAGTCGAATGCCGGGTGAACACAGCTACCGTCATCAGCCTGGTCGCGGCAAACACCATGGCGACCTTGAATGCCTTCGCGGACTCGTACGGCTTCGGCGTAGCGCGCGGGCCAACCTTCGGAAATGCAGCCTTCGTCAAATTCGACGACTTCTACTTCAACGACGATACCGGCTCCTACAACAACGGTTTTCTGGGCAATTGCCGCGTGATGACCCAGAAGGTCGCTGGCAATAGCACGCCGCAAGATTTCACCATCGGCGGGTCGTCTCCGGCAGCGACGGCATGGCAGTCTCTCCTGAATGCCAATCTCGACGACACCAAATACCTTTTCGACAACACTGCCGGCCATAAATCGCTGTTCACGATCGAGGCCATCATCAACGCCCCAATGGTGTTCGGCATTCAGATTTCCGGCGCCTATCGCCAGGATGACGCAACCCAGCGCACGGCGCGCAACGTGATTAAATCGGGCTCGACGACGGCCGAAGGCGGCGATCAGCTGACCAACCAGACCTACACGATGTATAAGGATATTTGGGAGATCAATCCGGCGACCAGCGTTGGGTTTACCGGTGCGGAACTCAATGCGTTGCTGATCGGGCCTAAAGAGCAGGCCTAATGAGCGAGCTTCGTGTAACCGAGATTATCTCGGAATCGTTGTCGGCCGGCTATTCCAATGTTCTCGCGCCAGTCGTCCTGAACGAGCCGCTCATCGGCGGCTACAGCACCGTGCGTGCCTCGCTCGCGATCAATGAACCTCTCATCGGCGGCTACAGCAAGATCCGAGCGTCGCTGCTGATCGTCGAGTCCCTTTTCCCCGTTCCCCCAGAGGAAATCATGGTCACAGCCATCCTGCCCGGCTTCGGCAACTCGCTGGCCGATCCGAGCATTCCGGAAGCCGCCAACCCGGCAACGGGCGCGACGCCGGGCCTCGCCTTCTCGGTCCACATGAAGCCGCGCTTCAACACGCGGGTTTCGACCTCGGTCAATTTCAAGTCGATCCGCACGCCGCTCGCTCCGAACCCGAGCTGGGAATTTGAACTGCCCTATGAGTTCCTGTCGGATCGCGATCAGGCAAACTCATCACTGCGCACGCTGATGGGCTTCTACTGCGCCCGGATGGGTAGCGCGAACCCGTTTCTCGTGAAGGTCCCGGAATTCTATCTCTCCACCGATGCGACGATCGGCACCGCCGATGGCGGCCGGCTGCAATGGGACTTCCTGCGCTGGGTCGGGAGCGAATTTTCGGAGCCGGTCGGGCAGGTCGACATCGCGAACACCATTCACGTCTATCTGACGCTCAACGAGACCGTCAGCGTGCCGGGATCTGGCCCCTATACCGTCACCGTGGCGCACGCCGCCGCCTTCGTGGAGGACAAGGGTGTAAGCATCGGCGGAACTCCGCTGACGAAGGTCGCATCCTCGCCGGCGGCCATGCAATATTCGGTCGCGGCGGGCGTCTACACATTCAACTCGGCGCAGCATGGCGCTTCGGCCGTTATCGACTATCGCTATCTAGTCGACCCGAGCGCCTATTCCGTCACGCTTCCGAACAAGATCGTCTTTGGAACCGCGCCCACGCCGGCAGGCGCCCGGATCAGCTGGGACGGGCAATATTTCTTCACGTGCTATTTCGACGAAGACATGGCGGACTTCGAGAAGTTCGCGGACAAGCTCTGGACGCTCCAGCAGTTGACCTTTCACAGCGAACTGCTTGCATGAGGCCGATCACCGCGCAGCCGGGGCACGTCGAAGCCGATGTGGTGGACGCGCTGGCGTCAAAGAACTTCGTCTATACCGATTGCTTCACGATCACGCCGCTGATCGGAAGCCCGCTCTATTACACGAACGCCGCCCGCGACGTGACCGTCGTGCCGCTGGGCGGCCTGATCCGGCAGACCTATCTTGGCGGTTCCGTACTCGTGCAGGGGCTCCGGTCGCACATCAAGATCGGGATCGAGGTCGACGAGCAGCAGCTCGTGCTCGATTATACCAACGAGCTCGACTTTCAGGCGCGGCTTCCCTGGCCGAAAGCATTGCTGCTCGGATATCTGGATGGGGCATCGATCCGGCGGGACCGCTTCATCGCCGGTGCGTGGGGCGATGATCTCTCCTATCCCTGGCTTGGCGGCATGCCGATGTTCGACGGCATAGTCGCGGGGCTCACGCAGGTCGGGCGGCAGTCGGCGACCCTCAGCGTCAAATCCGCCATCAATGTGCTCGACACCGAGATGCCGCGCGATCTCTACCGGCCGCGCTGCAAGAATGTGTGGGGCGATCTCAATTGCGGTGTCGATCAAAGCGCGTTCGCATCGATCGTCACCATTAGCTCTGGATCGCCCACCACGACCTTCCTGCCGTGGACGGGAGCCGATGCAAATTATGTCGAGGGGAAGGTCCACATCGACAATGGCGATTCGGTGACTCGGGTGCGCAAGATCCAGCGCGCCGACACGACAGGCCTGTGGTTGGTATACCCGCTCGATTTTACGCCGACGATCGGAACGACCTTCACGGCGTTCCCCGGCTGCCCGGGCACGATGACGCGCTGCCAGGATTTTCACGGCTCATCATGGCTCACCCGGTTCAAGGGGTTTCCCTACATCCCCGTGGTAGAGTCGAGCTTCTAGATGTCTGATATCGTGCAAGAATGCGCCGAGCGCGCCTCGGCGGTCGCGGAGGCGCGGACATGGGTCGGCACGCCCTATTGCCATGCTGCACGGGTGAAGGGCGCCGCAGTCGATTGCGCGCAGATCCTGGCGGGGGTGTTCGCCGGCGCCGGTCTCATTCCTGACGTCACCATCGCGCCCTATCCGCCAGATTGGCACCTGCACCGCGGTGAAGAACGCTATCTCGCGCACCTCGAATTGATGTTCGGCCGCGTCGATGATGATGAACGACCGCTCTGCGAACGCGGTGCCGATTTCCGCGCCGAGTCCGGCGACATTCTCATGTGGCGCTGGGGCAGGACCTTCTCGCACAGCGCGATCGTCACCGAATGGCCGAATGTCATTCATGCCTTCGCGAGCGAGAGGTTCGTCGTCGAGTGCGATGTTCAGGGAACGCCGATGAGAACGCACCCTATGCGCGTCTATTCCTACTGGAGCGGCAAATGAGCTTTTGCCCCAGCTGTGGCTTCAATCTGGATCGCGACGAAGTTCTCCAGCTCGACGGCTTCGTGCTCGATCCGCGCGGGATGATTGCTTTCCAAGGATCGCCGGTCCTTATGACGCATCACGAGGCGATGGCCATGCACACCGTAGCATCCGCAAACGGGCGACCGGTGAAAACAGAGACAATCTCGCAGCGGATATCTGACGGAGAAGACCCTCACTGCGCCTCGGTATTCATCCATCGTGCTCGCCGCCGTCTGCTCGCCGCGGGCGTCCCTAATCCTATCCAGACGGCTTTTCGTCGCGGATATCGTTGGAGCGTGAAGTGGGTTTCCTAGGTCTTGGCGGCCACAAGACCAAGCCTGAATATACCGGCCTCGCCACACAGACTTCGACCTCAAACATTGCGATCGCCATCGTCCTCGGCGAGAACAGGGGCTCGCCCAACATCATCTGGCAGGGCGATTTTCAAGCCCACAAGCATAGTGCCGGCGGGAAGGGAGGCGGCGGGAAGGGTGGATCGACCTACACCTATTCGGGCAGCTTCATTCAGGCGCTCGGCTGGGGCCCGATCCACGGAATAGGCATGGTCTATAAGGACAAGGAGCTAACCACGCTCGCGAAGTTGGGGTTCACCCTCTTCACCGGTACGACGCCGCAATCGCCTTGGGGCTATCTCACGACCGCTCATCCGAGCGAGGCGCTCGGCTATGCCGGCATCGCGTACCTGGCGGTTGCGAACTACGATCTCGGCAGTTCCAATGCGCTGTCGCAGCACAGCTACGAGATTCAGGGGCAGCTCTGGAACACCGCGTCTTGGACGGGCGGCAACGACGCGGACATCGGTCTCGGCATTCAAGCCTATATTTCCGATCCGACCTGGGGCGTTGGCTTCGACACGTCGTTTCTGAACACGAACAGCCTGCTTTCGACGCCCGCTGCCACAACGACCGGCGACAATGCGTTCCAGACTTATTGCCAGGCGATGGGATGGGGGTTCTCGCCGATATTGGTCGACCAGGTGGCGGCCTCCGACACCATCAAGCGCTGGTGCGACCTGTTCAATGCTGCCCCCATCTGGACGGGCTATAATCTCAAGTTCCTGCCTTATTGCACGGAGACGATCACTGCCAACGGGGTGACCTATCTGCCAAGCTTTCCGGTGGCCTACGTCATCACCGACGATGATTTCCTCGGTGACGCGAGCGCGGATCCGATCAGTTTCGATCGGGCAGATCCTGCCGATTGCAAGAACCAGTTTCAGATCACGATCTCGAACAAGGCGAACCAGTATAACGACCTCCCCGTCATGTGGGAGGATCTGGCGCTGATCGACCAATATGGCGTCAAGCCCGATAGCGGCTTCGAGGCCAAGGAGATTACCTCGGAGACGATGGCGCAGCAGATGGTTGCGCTCTATGGCCAGCGCAGCACCTATGTCCGCAATCGCTTCGCGCTGAACCTTGGCGTCAATTTCATGCGCCTCGAGCCCGGCGATATCATCCAGGCGGTCGACCCGGTGCTCGGCACGCTGACGCTCATGGTCGATGAAATCACCGAGCAGGACGACGACAGCTTCGACATCGTCGCGTTCGAATGGAACGACAGCGTCACGCTGGCACCGACCATCCCGACGCAATCGGTCGGCGGTACCAACGTCGACACCGGAGTCGCGGCAAGCGCGGTCAACACGCCGATCCTGTTCGAACCGCCGTCGACACTCGCAGGCACGCCGCAGGTCTGGGCGGCCGTCTCCGGCGGCAATGGCACCACGGCCGACCCGCTGTGGGGCGGCTGCAATGTGTGGATCTCGACGGACAATGCGACCTACACGCAGATCGGCACGATCAATGAGCCGGCGCGGATGGGCGTCACGACTGCTACGCTCGCCGCCTATGGGGGCAGCAATCCCGATGCGGGCCACACGCTATCGGCCAACTTGGCGGAAAGCGCCGGTGCCCTCATCAGCGCGAGTTCAGCGGCCGACGCCGCGGCCGGCGCGAACCTCTGCTATGTCGGCGGCGAATTCCTGTCACCGCAGACGGTCACGCCGACCAGCACATATGCGTTCAACTGCACCAATCTTTATCGCGCGCTCTATGGTTCGACAGCCGGGACGCACGCTTCGGGAACGCCGATCGCCCGGCTGGACGGCAACATCTTCAAGTACGATTTGCCCGCAGCCTATATCGGCGTCACACTCTACCTGAAGTTCCAGAGCTTCAACGTCTACGGCCTCGGTGTGCAGGATCTTTCAACCTGCACGGCTTACACGATCACCACGACCGGCGCGGGCTTCGGGACCGGCACCGCCGGCGCGCCGGCGACGCCGACTGGGCTCAGCGCGACCGCAGGTTATGCACAGGTGGCACTCAGCTGGACGGCAAATGCCGCGAACGACAATGTCACCGCCTATGAGGTTTGGCGCGCGAACGGGACGGGAGCATCGTTCGGCTCGGCGAGCAAGATCGCGACCGTCGCGGGGCTTGCATATACCGACACCGGGCTCGCGGCGACGACCGGCTACACATATTTCCTGAAGGCGGTAAACGTGGTCGGTGCGTCTAGCGCCACGAGCGGCGTGAATGCGACGACGAACAGCGTCGGCTTCGGCTCCTCGAATTGGGCGTTAAACGAACTTCCGTCTGGAACGATCAACGGCAGCAACACGTCATTTTCGATCGCCCACACGCCAACGTCGGGCATCCAGCTCTACCTAAACGGCTCCCTGCAGCAGCCAGGCTCCGGCAAGGATTACACGCTGACGGGAACGACGATCACCATGGCGGTTGCGCCCCCTAGCGGCGACATCCTGCTCGCTTCGTACCAATATTGAGAGGTCTCCGATGAAGGCTTTGCGTTTCCTACTTCCGCTGCTGGCGCTCGCCGCCGGGCCGCTTTTAGCTCAAAGCAAGCTCAATCTCGGCACGCAGGTGAAGGGGACGCTCCCGGTCGCCAACGGGGGCACCGGCGCAACCAGCCTGACCGCGCACGGCGTCGTGCTCGGCAACGGAACGTCGGCGGCAAACGTCTCCTCGGCGGGGACCAGCGGTCAACCCTTTCTGTCCGGTGGCGCGAGCGCGGATGGTGCCTATGGGGCACTTAATCTCTCCACCTCGGCTGTCACGGGCAATCTCAGTACCTCGCACTTGAACAGCGGCTCCAGCGCCTCGTCATCGACCTTCTGGCGGGGCGACGGGACGTGGGCGACGCCGCCGAGCAGCGGCGGTGGCGGCGGCAGCACCTATACCGTGCCATCGCTGGCATCATTCACATGGGTGAACCAGAGCACGTCAACGGCGCTTCAGTTGACCAGCAGCGGCCCGATTTTGATGACGACGCCCAGCACCACCTTGAACTGGCGTTTGTTGAAGATCTCCATTCCTTCGACGCCCTATAGGGTGCGTGCGTTATTGCGAGGCGTAGCCACCAGCGAAGCATCGACCACTGCCTGGACGAAAGGGCTGTTCTTTTACGACGGGACCAAGCTCGCCGGCATTGAGGCTTGCATCGGCTGTAATGGAACGGGCGGACAGCTGTTACGGGCCGAGAAGATTAATAGCGTGACCAGTGACAATAGTACTGTGACCAGCAGCGCATCTTGGGGTGCCGGCACGGCGCGCAATGAGCTATTCTGGGCTCAGATACGCGATGATGGAACGACGTTGTATTTCGATATGAGCCTGGACGGGGACAACTGGGTCAATCTGACAAGTTTCACGCGGGCATCGTTCATCACGCCGACCGATATCGGCTGGGGTGGCGCGTCGAACAATAACGGCATTTACGTAAGCCTGCTGGCTTGGACGGTCGATTCCAACGCCAACCTGAACTAGACGCCAGCGGTCGCGGCCTCAGGCTTCAAGATTGTCTCGCTTGCTTGCGATGGGCGTCTAGACTTTATCCATCCGGTAAGAGCGGCTCTGACGGGCTCATCGATATAGCGGAGCATGAGATAAGAAATTGTGGCGACCGCCAACAGCGTGCCTGCAACGCAAGACGCGTCGCCATATCCTCGCGATCTCACAAACATCACGACGGCGATCATCACCGGGTAATGGACGCAATAGATCGGATACGACATGCGCCCGAGAATGGCGCAAGCCTTCTCCATAAACTTCGGCACCTCATAGGACGCTCCGAGCCATACGATCATCGGCCCGATCGAAAGTGCGAAAATAAGGTCGCGCCCCGCGCGCCATTTGCCGGGATCATGCCAGAAACAGAAGATCAAGATCGGCCAGCCGAGCAGCGCCAGGAACCCTTTACCAGGTGCCGGCGTGCTGCATGATCTCGCAATCAATTGGCCTATGATGAAGGCATAGAGCGTCCGGAAGGCTCCGAAGTAACCGAAGTGCCAAGCCGGTCCCAGGTTCAACGTCCCGGCGATCACCGTGCCGATGGCGACGAACAATGCCGATGCGATAGCCGCTACAAATAGGATCTTGTCGCGGCTCCGGAAGAGCACGAGACAGAACACCAGGCTCGCGCCGATCTCGAACAGAAGTGACCAGGAGGGGGCGTTGAGCGGAAACAGATCGCGTCCGGAAGGAAGTGCCGGGAGCATCAAGATGGCCATACCGGAGGCATCAGCCAGTTGGCCGGATGACAGAACATGAGGAATCCACGGCGGAAGTAAGATCATCGTCTGCACCAAGCCGAGAATCGCTCCGATAAGGTACATCGGGTAGAGACGGATAAGACGCGTCTGCAGGAATTTGATAGTGCCGAGACCCGCTCTAAGGCTTTCCTCGTACGATCTGGTCAAGACGAAACCGCTGAGACCAAAGAAGAAATCTACGGCCAAATATCCAGAATTGACTGCGTTGATGTCGAAGCTTCGCAGATGGAAGAGAACGACAGCGATCGCTCCCAGGCCGCGTAAGCCGTCTAGACCATGATTTCTGTCGTTCATGTTGTTGATGACTTACCCATAACTCCCTCAGTGACAAGGGCGCTGTAAGCTTAACGCGCCCCAAAACAGAACACAGTCCCAGCATCTGTTTGAACAGCCAAGGACCCAAAAAGATGACCCTTCAATACGGCACGACGCTGCGCAACGCCCGGCAGGATCAGAATGAAACCACGATCGGCACCGCCCCCGTCATCCAGTTCCGCACCGGTGCGCCGCCAGCCAATTGCGGATCGGCCGATAGCGGCACGCTCATCGGTTCGATGACGCTTCCTTCCGACTGGATGGCCAATGCGTCCGGCGGNAGCAAATCCAAATCCGGTACATGGTCGATGACCACCTCCGCCGCCGGTCGCATCGCTCACGCGCGGCTCAAGGACAGCGGCCTGACCACCTGTCATATGCAATGGATCGTCGCCATGCCGTGGCAGGCTAGCTATGCCTATTCGACCGGCGACTATGTCACCAATGATAGCGGCAAGCTCTATAAGGCAACCGCTGGCGGCACGTCGGCCAGTTCAGGCGGTCCGACCGGTACTGGAGCCAGTATCACGGACAATGGTGTCACCTGGGCCTATCAGCAGGCCGCCGCGGACATGACGATCGACAATGCCGTCGTCGTGTCTGGACAGACGGTCAACGTCAGCACCTTCCAAACCACTGACGGTAATCCATAGGCGCCCGGGAGACGTAGATGGCTGATATCAAGCAAAAATTCGGTACGAACAATCAGGCGCTGACGATCACGCTGGCGTCACTAGCCAGTGCCGCGATGCGCGAATGCACGGCCGTCGACAATACGACCGACCTGTTCATGGACGTGAAGGTAGCCGTTAAGGTGAAAACAGGCGCGAGCGGCGTCTCGTCGACGGGCTCGATCAATATCTATGCCTATGCGTCGGTGGACGGCGGCACGTCCTACACCTCGAGCGCGACCGGATCGGACGCCGTCTATTCGGGCAGACAATCGAACCTGATTTATCTCGGCTCGCTCGACGCGGTGAACAATGCCGTCACCTATTCGAGCACGTTCAGCCTGTCGCGGATTTTCGGCTATGGCGGCATTCCGGCGAAGTGGGGCATCATCATCGAAAATCTGAGCGGCGCCGCGCTTGATGCCACTGGCGGAAACCACAGCGTCACCTATCAGGGCGTGCTGGCACAGGCCGTCTGACCGATGGCGCGGGGGTTTTCCACCACGCTTGGTGTCGGCACGACGGATGTTGTGACGACGGGAACGTGTCCGGCCGCGAACATTCGAACATACTCAATCTGGTACAATGGGCGTGTCCTCACGGGATCCCCGCGCCTCTGGTACGACGCCAACCAGATGCTGCAGTTCAACGTGTCACCGTTTCAACTGCTCTTCACGCGAGGATTTTCCACCACCAGCGGGGTTTGGCTCATCACGGGCGGATCGCAGGCGACGACTGGCGTCTGGAATCATTTCGTCATCAGCTTCGACAACAGCAGCACCGCAGATCCGGTGGCGTGGATCAATGGCCAGTCCGCAACTGTCGCGGTGAGCACTGCGCCGGTGGGTACGCCAAACGCGATTGCGACCAGCCACGTTATTGGCAATCGCACGGCGCAGGATCGCGTGTTCGATGGCCTGCTCGGTGACTTCGCGCTCTGGAATGGAGTGGCACTCACTCAGGCGCAAGTGCTCGCTCTGTACAAGGGCGCCCGGCCGGACAAGATCGCGCGCGGGGCGCTGGCTGAATGGATCGACCTGCAGAGCGGGCGGCCGGTGTCGCGCGCCGGCAGGACGCCACCCAGCCTTGTCGGGACTAAGATCAGGCCGGACAGTTCGCGCTATATTTGGCCCATAGAGTCGAACGCGCCGTTCGGCGGCTTCCTATTGCCCGTCACGGCCACCTTCAACGTGACGGAGTTAACTGACGGCATTTCCGCCAGTGCCTCCGCCACGGTGGCGGCAAGCAGTGCTGTGACTGAGGCTGCTGACGGACTAAGCGCCGCCGCGGCCGCCGCCATAGCGGCAGCAGCATCGCTCACGGAAAGTCCTGATACCATCGTGGCCTCGGCGTCCGCTCAAATCGCCGCCGCATTGGCTTTGATCGAGGCACCGGACAGCGTCACGGCGAGCGCGACAGTCGCGATATCGGCACTGCTGAATATGGCCGAAAGTCCGGACGCGGTTGCCGGATCGGCGAGCGCTGCAATCGTGGCAAACGCCGCTATGAGCGAAGCGCTCGATATCATCGCCGCCGCCGCGGCATCCGGCGTCACGGCATCGGCAGCTTTGGTTGAAGCGGCGGACACGCTCATCGGTGCCATTCGGGACCTCGCAGATCTGATCATTCCCGCCGGCCACCTTGTCAAGCCAGCAGCCCGCGTCCGCCTGGTCACCCCTGAAGCTCGTGGCCGCGTCGTGAAGCCCGGTGCCCGTATCCGCTATGTGAGGCCGAAATGATCTATAAGTGGGATTACAAATATTCTGAGGAAGGCGACTTCTTCTATCATGATTGGGTGGACATGCTGGGCGGCGACACGATGCTCGGCGAGCCGACGCCCACCGCGCTCGATTGCCCCGGCCTCACATTTGGCTCGGTCGTCACCACCGGAACGATTACCAAGATCTTCATCAGCGGCGGCACGCCGACCCCGCTCGCGAGGGTCAAGTTAAGTGTGAACACTGCTGCCGGACGGCTGCCGCTCGTCTCTGTCATCGGCCTGCCGGTCCTGCCGGCCTGACCGAAAATAAAATTCACCAAGTTCTAAAAGGGGATAGACTTGATGAGCGTGCCATCCCAAGGTCGCAGCATAGACGAAATGAGCAAGTGGCTGGGCAAGATCGAAGGTGTCGTCGAGGGACTGGAGAAATACGTCCATGAGTTTCGCCACGATGAGCGCAACCGACGGCAGGCGGACCAGACATTCCAGGATAAGGTTATCGCCCGGCTTGACAAGATGCGGGACGATATCGAGGAAATGCGAGCGAAGGATGCCGCGGCGCTCGCGGCTGTCCGCCTCGCCGACCGTGAAGAATTCGAAGGCCTCCGCTCCGACGTCGAGGAACTTAAGCGGGCAAATGACAAGCGCGAGGGCGTTTGGGGCGCGCTCGACTGGCTGATCAATAGCCCACTTATCGGATGGCTGGCAGCTGCCGCCGCAATCTTCTGGGGCATGCTGAAAACCAAGCACTGAATCCCGCGCCACATCGGCGCCAACTTCAACAGGGAAAATCGAAATGCAACCATCAGCGGACATTGTCGCCGCCGCGCAGGCGTGCGAGCGCAAATGGAAGATCCCGGCGTCTGTGAGCCTTGCCCAATGGGCGCTCGAGAGCGGCTGGGGCAAGCACGATCTGGGGTGTTTCAACTATTTCGGAATGAAGTCGCCATGCGGTGCCGACGGCATTCCGCTGACGCCATTCGTGATGATGCGGACCCGCGAGCAGGATCGCTTCGGCCACGATTATTACATCCAGGCGCCGTTTCGAAAGTTCGCCTCGGCCGAGGAGGCGTTCGACGAGCACGGCAAGCTGCTCGCGACGAAGCACGCCTATGCCGCGGCCTTCGCCAAGCTCCCCGACGTTGAGGCATTCATCGACACCATGGCGCCGGTCTACGCGACCGACAAGGGCTACGCGAAGGCGCTGCGCGCGGTGATCCACGGATCGAACCTGCATCAATATGACGGGGGACACGGATGAACTGGAATATTCTTCGCAACGTCGCGGGCGAGTTCGAACTCGGCCGCGTGTACCTCGGCCTCGGCGGCATCCTGGCCATGGTCTCGCCGATCGGGTTCGAGGGCTGGGACATGTGGAAGAACGGCGCACACTTCGACGTGACGGCCTGGTGCGTCGCCTATCCCGGCGGCTTGGCTGCGCTCGCCGCGCTCGGTCTCTTCTCGATCGGGCGCAAGGAAAAGGACATCGCGCAGGCGCGGGTCACGACGCAGGGGGCGAACCCATGAGCAGCCCGTTCGGCCGCAAACTGAGCGCAGCCGAAGCAGAGGCTTACCTCGGCGGCGATGCGATGAATCTGGTGCGACAGCAGCTCATGCTGGTGATGCTCGATCGTCTTGGTGGGGAGCTGACCATTCCAGTTTCTGAGGTCGATGCAACAGGCCGCTTCACGATGACAATGAATGTCGATCAAGCCGCCAAAACCTTCACGTTGAAGCTCGGGAGAACGCAATGACCATCTGCGTGACATTCCTTGATCGCGAGGAATATCGCCAGCGCAGCGATGCCCGCATCGAAGCCCACCGTGCGTGGTGCGCCGCGCATCCTGAGATCGATATATCGAAGGGCTGGCCGCCGGAGCTGCGGGCCATGAATGAGAGCTTCATTGGGCCTGGCATGATGTGGGAATGTCCGTGGTTTTTCGATCCTCACGACCCTGACCACCAGGAAAGGCGCGAGTATTATCTTTCGCAACCTGACAGTTTTTTCGAGCCAGCCAATAACAGCAGTCGGGGTGTCTTGTCGCTCTACTATTGGCGGCAATGGTCGCACATCCGGCCGCCATACAATGTGCTGTGCCCGAACGGCGATAGTTGGATGCCTGATCAGGTGTCGAGCAACGGCATCGGCTGGCAGGTGACCGGCGAGCCGCCATTGATCACGGCGGCGCCCAGCATACAAACTGGCCGCTACCACGGATTTCTTCAAAATGGTCGGTTCACGCCGGACTGTGAGCGACCGCACGCGCCAAACGGCGTGCGCCATGACGGATCGCCGGCATGACCGATTGGCAGCCTCTTTCGCCGATCCTGCGCAAAGACGGGATCAACGATGATCTCCTCTATTTCATGTGCCCTGGCTGCGGTACGGAGCACGTGATCCGCTATGGGGGCCACGACACATGGTCATGGAACGGGAATGTGCTCAAGCCCACGTTCCTGCCATCGGTCAAGGTCACCTATAACGGCCCTGATGCGGACACGGGGGGCAGGCCGGCCGCCATCTGTCATTCGTTCGTGACCGACGGCCGAATTCAGTTTCTCGCCGACAGCACCCATGCGCTCGCCGGCCAGACCGTCGATCTTCCGGAATTTCCGGCATGATCCCCGGTGCGATCATCACCTTCGCGCTCGACGCGCTCAAGTTCGTCGGCCGTAACTGGAAATGGTTTGGCCTGGCCGCGCTGTTGATGCTCGTGAAATGTGAGCATGACGGCAAGCTCCACTGGAAGGCCAAGGCGGCCCAACGGGAAGCTGAACTCAAGACCTTCGCTGACCGTGTGGACGCGGCGACCGCGAAGTTCCGCGCCGCCGGGCTGGAGCGCCTCGTGCACGTCCAGCAAGCCCAGATCGACACATTGCAAAAGGACCGGGACGATGCGCTCTCTCTTGCTGCTCAGCGCCTTGCTGAGTTTAACCGCGTGCGGCAAAACACTGCCGACGCCAGTGGCGGACGGCTTGAGCCCGTGTCCGCCATTCCCGAAGCGGCCGGCGGATTTGTCGCCGATTCCGCCCATCCGGGATTTTATTCGATACTTGCCTCAGACGCCATCACGCTGATGCAGAACTGCCAGGGCTGGGCCGACGCCTATGACAGCCTGGCGCACGCGTGGGACCATCAGGCGGCGATCACGGTCGACCTGCCGCCCGCCAAGCCAATTTCTCCGAACCCGTAAAAGGAACCTTACATGCGCAGACTGTTCACGGGGCTGCTCAGCCTCGCGCTATCGCTTGTCTTCATGACGATGGCCATTCCCGCACACGCCACGCTCGCAGACGCGCAGTGGGTATGCACGCACCAGAGCACGCATACCGCGGCACAGATCGCCTGGGCCGAGACTCTGGTGCCGGGCTGTGTCGTCACGCCGACGCCTGCTCCGGCTCCCACGCCAGTACCGCCAGCGCCACCCGGGGGCATGAAGGTCACGAGTTCGACCGGGCTGCTGACCGGGCTGATGAACGCGAAGGGCGGCGAGACCTTCTTGCTCGCGCCCGGCGGCTACAGCCTCAAGCTGTCGGGCAAGAGCTTCGCCACGCCCGTCACGATCACCTCGGCCGATCCGGCCAACCGCGTGCAGATCAATTATATGAAGCTGGCCAGCGTCGCCGGCATCACTTTCCGGAAGATTGATTTCGCGCGCGGCGCGGTGCCGGCTGGGACGGATGTCAACTCGCAGACGATCGCGATGGGCGTTGGATCGAGCAACCTCAGCTTCGACCAGGTCTATGTCCACGGCTCACTTGACGGCAATGCCCGCAACGACGCGGTCGGTATGATCTTCAACGGCGGCAGCAATATCGCCGTCACCAACAGCCGCTTCCAGCAGCTCGGCCGTGCTGCGCAGTTTTTCGGCATTAGCGCCGTGACGGTGGCGAAGAACGACGTGCGCGAGATCCGCTCGGACGGCTTCGATTTTTCCGCCGTCTCCAATGCGCTGATCGACGGGAATTTCTTCACCAACTTTCAGCGCGTCGCAACCGATCACCCCGACGCCGTCCAATTTCAGACGGCGGGCAGCAGCCGATCGTCTGCTGATATCGTGATCCGCAACAATGTGCTGCTACCAGGCAGCGGTAACGGCACGCAGGGCATCTTCATGCGCGATGAAGTGGGCACGCTACCTTACAAACGCGTGACGATCGCCAATAATCTGCTGGTCGGGAACGGCATGGAAAACGGGATCACAATTAGCAATGGTGCCGATATCACCATCACCGGCAACAGCGTGCTGTCGCCGATCGATGGCGATGTGTTCTGGATCAGGCTCGGGCCGATCGCTGGCAAGAAGCTGGTCAGCGGCAACATCGCCATGCGCGGCGGCCAGAAGACGCCAACGGACCTTTTCAACGCGGCCCAGCTCTCGCAGCTCACGCTGGTCAACGTCGCGAAGATCTCGGCCGCAGCGCTAGTGGTTCCCGCCTGGGGTTATCAGCCGGTACAGTGAAGTCAGGGGCGAACGAAAACGCGGTGCCGGTGCTGTTCGCTGTCGGCTAGTACCCTTATGCAGAGACGCTTTTCTTGCGCCGCCCGGAAATCGAACCGTCAACCTTCCATTTCTTACGATAATGTGCGGCGCCGGTGCCTGCCACGGCCAACCGTGCCCGCGCAGCTTCAGCCAGAAAACCTGAGCGATTCCCTGTTATCCGGTCGATCGCGGCGAGCAAACCTTCGTCGAGCGTGATATTTACACGGATTGCACGGCCGGGACGCTCGGCGCGGACGAGTATGCGAGCAATCTCATCCACCTCGGGATCATGCTCGATGGCATCCAGCTCCGAAGGAGCTGCGATCTGATCGCCATGCTCCACTGACACGAGCAAATGGCCATCAAGGGCCTGTTCAGCATTGCGTGCAGCTTCCTGTAGGGTTGCGCCAGCAGAGGTGCAGCCCGGAAGATCGGGGAAGAATACGCTGTAACCGTCGGCGGCACGCTCGACGATCGCAGGATAGAACACGGTGGCCATTACTAGCTCCTTAGTCGTTACATTGGGGCGGGCTCTTATCTGAGCCTCACCCCGCTTTGTTTCTCGATACTTTTCAGGGTCCCTATCGCCATGTCCGCCTTTGGATGCGGGACGGTGACGGTGCCGGGCTTCGTGGGGTGGCGATATTGCTTATGGCTGCCGGATTGACGAACCTCGAACCATCCGTCTTTTTCGATCTTTTTGATGACTTCGCTGCTACGCATTCCATTCGCTCCCTCTGTGTGTATGATATACACACTTTATGCCGATGGTGCAAGGAAAAAAGTACACACTACATACACATTTATGTGAACACCACTCGCGGGCTGATCAGGCCAAGCGGGGGTGCCGGGTTGCCGCCCGGACACCGACGGCTGAAGACCGTCACTAGCGGCCGGCCGTGCCGCATCGCCCCGCACCCGTGCACCGGGCGCGGCCTTCTGGAACGTAAACAATCATGGAGTCGAGAAATCTGTTTGACGAGCTGGTGCGCCCGGTCGCGCCGGCAGCGGGTTATATTGGTGGCAAGCGGCGACTGGCGCGCGCCATCACGCGCGCGATCGATCGCTGTCCGCACGATCTCTACGCGGAAGTGTTCGTGGGCATGGGCGGTATCTTTCTTCGCCGCGGCCGCAAGCCACGCGTGGAAGTGATCAACGACTGGTCCGAGGACGTTTCCACCTTCTTCCGCATCCTCCAGCGGCATTATGTCGCGTTCCTGGACATGCTGCGGTTTCAGCTGACGACGCGCGCCGGTTTCGAGCGCCTCCTTCGCGTCGATCCCTCCACCCAAACCGATTTGGAGCGCGCCGCGCGCTTCCTCTATCTCCAGCGCCTCGCCTTCGGCGGCAAGGTGGCCGGCCGCAACTTCGGCGTCGATCCCGGATCGCCCGGCTCATTCGACGTCACCAAATTGGGGCCGCTCCTCGAGGCGATCCACGAGCGGCTCGCGGCCGTGACAATCGAGCGCTTGCCTTGGTCTGACTTCCTGTCCCGCTATGATCGCGACGAAGCGTTGTTCTATCTCGATCCGCCCTATTGGGGCAGCGAGGGTGATTATGGCGCTGATCTGTTCGATCGGACGCAGTTCAAGGCTATGGCCGAGCAGCTGGGCACGATTGCCGGCAGATTCCTGCTGAGCATCAATGATGTTCCCGAGATCCGCGCGATCTTCGCGGGCTTCTCGATGATAGAGCGGGGTTTGCTCTATACCATCGGTGGCGGCGGTAATGAGGTCGATGCCAAGGAACTGGTGATCAGCAACCTCGATCAGGCGCGCCTGGAGCAAATCTTCGCCTAGAGGATCCTCTTCCCGATCAGGCGCACCAGATCGCGAAGATCGAAAGCGCCCTCGATCGAGACGCGTGATAGCTCGTCGGCGGCCACGGACAGGCCGCGCGCACGGAGATGAGCGATCGCGGCGCGGCAAACATCGTCCAGTTTCTCACGCTTCATATCGATCGACATCCAGCGTTCCTCTTGCGCCCACGTGCTGAGGGGGTTGACCCATGTGCCGGTCGACCATCCGAAGACGTTCCAGCCGTCACATCCCGGCGTGAGGCGGCAGCGCGTGCGTTTGTCGAGCAGCCGGTAATCTCGGCCGAGCTTGGCCGTGAGGGCCGGAACGTCGAGAGTTTTGAACTGGCGACATTTTCGGCAACGCACCTGGATGTAGAATTCCGGGCGCTCGGCCATCATGTCGGCCATCGATCCGAGCGTCATCACCCATGAGGGCGTGATCCCTTCGTTCTTTCGCACACCCATGCGAACAGAAAGAGAACATCGACTCGCATCGAGTCAATCGTCCGGGCCCCTGTCAGGCTGCAGTTGAGGCAGATTAGGCGCCCTCCGTCGGCGCGCGCCAGCGAAACAATTGCGCAAAATTCATGGGATCGCGAGCCACGAAGAAGGCCGCAATGGGCTTGCGATCGCGGTAAAGGACCGTGGCATGCTCGCTTGCTTCGACTAAGAGCGACATCGGGTTGGTATGCATCTCGACGGCGCAGATAGCATCGAACCATGCTCGCCCGACGTTGCCAGCGGCGTCAGGCGAGCCGGATGCGTCGATCGAACGATAGGGCTGTCGCCAGTCGGAGAAGATGAGCGCCACCCTGCGGTCAATCTCGGTTACGGCTTCATATGCTTTCACGGTTGCACGCATAGCGTCTTGGGCGATTTTCAGCGCGCGAGCTGGGTCGCGCTCGATCTCTCTCTCGCTCAGCGGAGATAAGGCGGCTCTTCCGACGCGCCGAAGCCCGGCTTTGGTCGGCTTCACGATCTCATCCCCTCGAACATGCGTAGCTGCCAGGTCTCGCCCCACTTCTCCTTGGCGTCGGCGCCGCGGCAGGCCTCACAATCGCAGCGATTCGCGTCGAGCGGATTGGCGGGGTCCCAGACGGCCCAAGCGTTGCGTCGATCGGCGCGGCTGTGGCGCACGGGCATGAAGTTCCGGCCAGCGACATAACACTTCGCCGATTTATCGTAATCGACGTGCGGGTTTGCCTGCAGATAGGCCTGAATGTCTCCGGAAGCGACAGGGGCCGAGACCTGAAAATAGGTGATGATCTCCGCGCGGTTCACCCGGCGATGGCGGACGAGCCGATCCTCGATGAAGTCGA